AGATTTATTAGGATCTCTAAAAGTCTCATGTAACCAGAAACCAGTATTCTGTTTCAACGGTTTACCATTCACAGTAGCAGGCATAGTCTTATCAGCACCCATAAACCAATGTTCATGATTTGCTTGATAGTAATCAAGTTCTTGCCAAATTAATTTGAGTTCATCTTCGGTGTATAGATCCTCAACGTAAATATACGGAAAGGGATCATTAATAACAGAAAGTTTCATACTATATTGAAATTGATGTTGAATCTACCGTGTGCGTTTGTAGTTGTTGATGAGCGATGCTCTGATGCAGCGTCAAATACAATTAGACGGTTGAATACACTATCTATTTTACTCCCATCCTTGAATTCTGTAAACCCATCACAAGTATTTGCAGACCATAGACAACCTATATTCTCATAATCATAATCTGTATGCCATCCATGCTGTTTAATTTCTTGAGTCCATGGATAATAATTACATTTAACTCTTATTAGTGCTCTACCATTAACTTCCTTCATAATCTTAGGAAGCATATTTTTTGTTATTTCTTTATAGAAATCATGTTGTGGAGCATGAAAGTTATACAACTGACATGTGCCATATGATTGCCAAAATGGTAAATTCTCTTCATCTGTACCCGAAACAGAATTGGATATTTGATATGGTAGAGAAATTTTACGATCCATGTGACCGCGTTGGATTCCCGAAACTACTGAAGAAATAAAATCTGCCTCTACGGGATCTAGAAAATTATCAATAAAAATAGGATTCATTAGAACTCCTCACAAAAAGTTGCAACCAATAAAATCCTACGCTCACCAAAAGTTGTAGGACATTGACCCTGATGGTAGTTCATCCCATCAAACATAATTGCAGTATCTTCTTTTGGCGTATATTCTTCGTATTCTTCAAACTTGGGTCTATTTTCAATACCTTTAAGTCCTGTGCAAGTTTCTTTATATACTCTCGTTTTACCACCAGTCGTGCATTCTGGACTTAGATATAACAATAAATTTTTATGTGGAAATCTATGATCAACATGTGGAGCACTCCAAGATTTTTCCTCAGGAGCATATCTCAACATATTGATATTACATCTAAAGATACATCCTAATTTCCTACCATTGAACGCAAAAATTTCCTCCAGAAGACGCAATACGTCAACTAGAGGTCTGGGTTCCTGTGACTCTGGTCTAGGTGTTCTATAAAACGGACCAGGACGATTAAGAAATGGCGTAGAAAAATGTTCTACATCATTATCCCAAACCCAAACATCTGGACCTTGTATGTCCTTTCCGCATGTGTAGGGTTCGTTATACCAACTTTGATTATTACTAAGGAATGATGACTTAAGTCCCTGATATGTATTTGTCGGGGGGACTTTCAATTCAGTGATTAGACTCATAATTAATTAAACGATGCTCCACGCTCCAGTAGTTTCTACAGTTACAGTATAACCGTTTGCAATTTCGACAGGTCCGACTGTCATGCCGTTAGCAAATTCGCTACCAGCAGTAGCACCAACAGTAAGATTTTCGGAAATGGTAGTATCATTGGTTCTAATGATACTTTTTTCTCCTAAAGAAGGACCACCGCCAGCAACCTGTGCCCATCCTGCGACACCTGTTCCATTATCTGCCTTGTAGATCTCAGCAGAGTCAGTGGTAGTGTTGAAACGAATAGTTCCAACAGAAACACCAGTCGGTCTCTGCGCTTGAGTTCCAACAGGCAGTCTGAATACTGAAGTAGTATTCAGAAAAGTCAGGGTACTTATAATTGCTTCAGTTGAAGTGGAAATTTGATTTCCACTAATTCTTGAAATAGCCATAATGGACTAATTAACCTCACTGTTATTTAGTGAATTAAACTCCCCTTCTAGGATTTGAACCTAGGACCGAGCGATTAACAGTCGCTTGCTCTGCCGCTGAGCTAAAGAGGATTGGTTGGGTGGAGGGATTACTTCATACCCTCAAGTTATGGGAATCGCTTAAGCGAAAATTAGTCATAACAACAATGGTTCCCTTGGTGCGGGTTCACTTCCTTTAGGGAAGGCGAGTACCACCTCTAACCATTTACATTACTCCGCCTAATTCCAACAGAGTTTTTCAGTCACACCCTATGGAACTGATCAGGTTCCAATGGAGAATAGGAGACTCGAACTCCTGACATCCTGCTTGCAAAGCAGGCGCTCTACCAACTGAGCTAATTCCCCTCAAGCCCCTGACAAGATTTGAACTTGCGACCTGAGCTTTACAAAAGCCCTGCTCTACCACTGAGCTACGGGGGCGAGGTTTTTTCCTCTTTAGATGTTTTGAAATAGAGTTTATAATACCTCTTTCTCATCTCATCTAGTATAGCATTATCTTCGTCAAATGCCATATATTTAGTGAGTTGATAACATCCTTCTAACTCGGAGAGTAGTCTTAGAATGTTAACAGAGTCACGCTTCATTGTTTTAATGGCCATGGACCAAAATAGTCTTCCTTATCTAATTCCAAGTACTGATATAATGCAATATGAAGATGCCAGTATCGGAGATACCAGTCAGACATTAGACCATACATCGGAAGTTCGTGATAGTCATTTTCATTTTGATGAAGCATCTTAATTAGAGATTCTTTATCCATAAAAATGACTATCAACCAAACACACTATAAGGAAGTTAAACTCGGATGAAAATCATCCCGACCAGGGCGCTTTTATAGTCGTCCCGAGACTATGCGAGTGGGGGGACTTGAACCCCCACGACCTTAACGGTCAACAGATTTTAAGTCTGGTGCGTCTACCGATTCCGCCACACTCGCATCATAAGTTGGAGCATGAAAAGCACAATATTCATTGAAAGTGATTTTCATTTCCTTGTTAGTCAGATTAGCATGTTTTGCTGCTTTAGGCAAGTTCCACTTAGCAGTAAACAGCATTTCCATCGAGTGACGGGTTTCAGGACGCATTTTCTTCTACAAAATTTTTACGAAACTCTTCTACCTGATTTTGAATTTCTTCAGATACAGGAGGAATTTCATTGACAGGAACCATCATAACAGATTTTCCGTCTGAACGAGTAATCTTCCAGATAACTCTTTGATTATCAGTCAGATCAACCATGAACTCTAGATACTGTTCTGCTTGTTCTTCAGTGACTCCAATAGGTCCAATCATTTAATAGCAAATGTATAGGTAATAAGGTCATGATCAACGACTTCTTGGATTCCAGAAATGGTTTCAGCGAAACCTTCGGATCCTTCATCATCCCATTTCCAGGTTACAGTTTTATCATAACCTTCGTTGTCTACGATCTTGATTGATCGCTTAGAGAAGTTGATGAAGATTTGCTCAACGCTGGTCTCTTGCATGAGGTGTCTCGTTTACCCCCATATTATAAGGGATATGAGACCAGATGTCAAGAGGTCGTTTCGTATCGGAGAGCAGTGTTACCCAAATCTTCCTTGAGAACGCCATCGGTCATAGCATCATTATATAGTTTTCTATTAGATGCGAGAGAAATACTGTATCCACTGTACAACGTTGTCTGATTTGTATGGTAGTGCTTCAATTCATTTCCACCAACAGTAATTGATCTCTTACCCCTGAGTTTCTTGGTGCCTGTATTCTCTACACCAATCAATTCTAAGAGGTGTGGTGTGACAACTTGAATAGAATTCTGTGATTGTAATGTTATCTCTAAACCACTATAAGTTTGAGAATCACTTGTATTTTCAAAATATCTTCCAGTAATTCTAGTCTTTGTAGCAGAGAGATCCAATTCACTACTCTGGAAATGTAATTTTGCACCAACAACACTCATGTCAACATCAGATCCAAATTTAATCGCATGTTTCTGAATCTTACCACCTTTCTTAGGAGCACCCTCAGCAGATAAAAAGAATCCACCACCAACTTCTAAATGACAATTACCAGTGATTTTAAGATAGTAATCACCATCAACTGTTAGTGCATTACTGCCCGTAACTAACTTACAATCATCACCATGAACTTCTTGTGTCAATGTGCCTGCATAAGAGATATGATCTGCAACTAAAGATCCTGTATCACCCTTTCCAGAGTTTTGCTCTCTTCGATATATCATTGCAGCATTATCAATCTGCTCTTGAGATGCATCAGGATTATTTTTCTTAAACGTATCTCTAGCAACTTTCTCTGCAAAGTGAGCATTGTTTAACGACACAGAAGTATGTGTAGTTCCGTTGACTCTCTTAGATACATCCGCTTGACGACCAGGTGTCCCTAACCATAAATCATATGATCCATTGATATGATTCTTTGCTGAAGTCAAATAAGGATCAGCATCTCTGAAAACTGAAGAGAATAAATCAGTTGATTTTTTAACATCTCCACGAATTTTATTAAGATCTTCAAGTTCATCTAAAGGACAAAGAGTCAATCCAAACAGAGGATACCATCCTGCTAACTTAGATGCACTTTCAGCAGTTCTAGTACAACCAGCACCAAACTTACCTAGTAATTTGAACGTTTCATTGATACTGACATATTCATATTGACCCTGATTAAACAGAGTAGTTGTAGATTCAAAAATGTCTAAACCTTTTACCCAGTGATCTAAAAGAAGATCTACCTCATCATTGATACCATCTACCTTTTTCTTTACAGTATCAGTTAGATCTCCAACCTTCTTTATCATGTCAACAACATTCTCCAGAATGTTTTTAGACACTTGATTGACACCGTTCTTAACTAAGTCTTCTTTACTTTTTACACCAGAAAGATACATATCTAACTGCTCTTCTACTGGTTTCAAGCAATGATCAACATAACCATCTAAATTTGCATCAAACTTACATGCTTGATCTAAAATACTAGTGATTGCTTTCACTACACTGTTGTATACTACAAACGGCGTTCCATCTGTTTCAAGCATCAATGTAGTAATCTTAAGATCATTCGCTAGTGAAATAAGTGACTGTCTTACTGAAGAAATTACCTGAGCGTAAACAACAGTCAAATAATTAGATAGTGGTGCTAATAAATCTTTTTTCTTAATTAATTTTCCAGAAACTAAATCTAAATAATCTCCTGCTTCTGCCTTTACTAAAGAGTTTGAACTAGAAGCTAAGTCCTCAATAAGATAAGAAAATTTATATTCAATACTCTTCCAAGAACTACCAATACCATTTGCCGCTGGGATTGGTTTTTCGGGATCTATTGGTTTAATTGGATTGGCACCACCGCCAGGAATCTCTACACCAATATTTTTTGGGGATCCACTACCACCAGTGTCATACTTAGTGTGACCAGGATGTGCAACAGCATTTCCACCACCCTGACGTAATACACCTATAGGACTAACAACATCATTTTCTGCTGGATGTACTGCAGAATTATTAACAATCTCACCTTTCTTTAATACTTGATTTGTGAAAGATAACTTCCTTTCAGACTTTGTAGAATCTGATTTATTAACGCGCATCACACCTAAGACGATGGGCATCTGTGCCATCTCACCGTCCATAAAGAAACCTAGGACAATCGCACCTGGTTGCAACTGACCAGAACTTTCGCCCTGACCATCATTACCTGCCTGAGAAGTATGCTGCAATACAGTTGCCCAAGGTAAACTTGCCGTTGGTAGGTCTGCAAGTGTTCCACCTGCAAAGTTAGTATAATATCCAAGACAACGAACTTTAACACGCCCTAATTCCATAGGGTCTTCGTTATCTTCTACTTCACCAACCCACCAGAAAAATCCGTCCTTACCGACGAAATTTACCTCAGATTCGCTAAAGATGCCGTCAGCAAGTGCCGCCATTATTTTAAACTACTTTTTTAGTATTTATCGACGTTGCTCAACGTATGACCGAAAAGCTTCTGCCATGTCTCTATACCCTTGACCAACATATATCTGTCCTGAGACAACTGCAACTGTAGCAGCGCCCCAGAACCAATAATACCACTGAGTTTTTACTTGATGTAGTTGTTTTCTCTTAGCCATTCTTCAGTCATAGGTGTAGGATCATAATCAGTCCACATAGTGCCACGAGCACAAGATTCAAGTGCCTCCTGAGTCATATTCTCAGTCTTACCTGCCCAGGTTGCTTCTGCTTCCCAGGGTTGTGCATGTGCAGGATATGTGCGCTTAACCATTTCTTTCCAGATCATAGGCACATCTTCTTCATTTTTGATAATAGCGATCATATTGTTTTTGATCGTGCCTGCCATACAATCCTGAGCAGCGTGCCAACCTTCATGCCTGACCACACTCATGAGTACATGTGGGCGATGCACATATGTGCGATTGAGATAGAAGTGATTACTTACAGTATGATAGACACCACGATGTCCTACAGGAAAATACTTTTCATCGGCAAGGTGAACATGAACACCAATCTTCTTGAAGGCAATCATGATTTGATCAAACTCGTCCTTGACTGCATCCCAATTGGATTGTGGAAATGCATGTTCAAGATCAATGGATGAGTTGATGCGTTCTACATCATCAGTGCATTCTTTAAGAAGCATACAACCCATAGCGTCCATGGTATAGTATCCTTTAGTGGGTTCTGCATTTACTGCAGCACCATGTGCTAAACCAAACAGAAGACCGCTGAGAATAGCATTACGAAGTTTCATTAGATGTCATAGCAAGTTGACAATGGGCGAAGAGGGGATCGAACCCCCGACCGACTCGGTGTAAACGAGTAGCTCTACCGCTGAGCTATTCGCCCTTTCTTTTAAATTTATATGGGTTATTAGAACCCCAAATCATTACACCGTCAGAGTTATACCCCTGATCGCATGTATGAATTTTATCACCAAAAAGGATCATCATAGAATTAACTCGATGACCCTTTTTGTCGATACAACTATCACCAATGATGTTTCCAATCCACTGATGACCGTTGAATACAAACATCATATCACAATCTTCGGATCTTGTCCAATCTAAGTGATAGTTCTCAACCTTTACTTCAGTATCTGAGATACGATTGATTTTATGATACCGTTCCCTATAGGGAGAATACGGTGTTTTTCTATAAAAATTTCTTGAGTGCAATCCACCATCAATCTGATCCCATACCAATTCTACTGAAGAGTACATGATGGGATCGGATTGTGCTTGGGATACGTTAGTCCAATGTCCAAGTAAGTAATTCTCAAAGCTCATAGAATGTTTCTGAACCACTCACATGGTTATTATAAAGGGATACCAATTAGGTGTCAAGTCAGTCTTCGTAAACTAAACACTCTGGTTCGGAAGGATTCTGATCACAATACAATTCTAAGTATGATGGATCGTGATGATCACCCGCTTCGATTTCTTTTTTGTGATGCTCAACATAGTCCTCTAGATCATGCAGTTCGCCTTCAATATGACGACGCATTTGAGGATTTGTGTTTGGATTATCGAGGATTTCCTTATCCTTCTCGATATGCTTTTCGATGCTTTCCATAGGTTTGTATACTACCGATACGTTATTATTTATTTGAGAATAGAATCTTTCATTAATTCTATCTCTGTCTCTATCTTACCCACTGTGGCACTATGTGTCAACCGAACTATCATGTAACGCCCACTATAGCGTCTGTCAGTTGGAACTGTAGTGCCTGCCTTGAATGATCCAGGTAGAGTAATATGAATACCACCACCTGCATATAAGTCTATATTGCCAGGGATTCTAACCAATGCTTTTAGATTTTTAAGAGTTTCAACACGCATATACTGATATGCTTGCAATTGAACTAATTCTTGATAATTTTTCTGAGGATTATTTTTATATTTTGGATCGAACGCTTGACTAGGTAACATGCAATAACGAACCCGTTTTGGTTTATTAAAAATAGATTGAATCTCAGTATCCATTTGAGTATGAGGATTTGTAGTTTGCTTAGGATCTAAGTGTTCCATCTTTGCCCAAGTATCTTTCAAAGAATATTCGTATGCTAATTTAGAAATATCATTACTCAAACCCATAGAAGATGCTGTAATATTAACTGGATCAAATCCAACACTATACCCAGCGATTGTTCCATGACGTTGAGCAACTAAGTTCTTGTGTTCTTCAGGAAAACTGATACCATTGATAGTATAGTTATCTAATTCTTCATTAATGTTTTTAGGTGCATATGAATATCTGTACAATCTCTTAGTATTTGTTCTAGTATTAGTTTCAACTTCTTTCATATTATTGATATCTTCAATTAGACCATCAATAGATCTAAAGTTATATCCTTGTGAATTCTCATAGAACAAAAATCCGTTTTGAAGCACACCACCCTTCGATGATTTACGAACACTTCTATCAGTCAACCAATAGACAACATCTAAAGGTCTCCAATTAGGAATAATAAATGAATGTTTTGTTATTGTTTCTTCTACAAAAACATCTTTATTAGATCCTAGATATGAATTATTTTTGAGTAACGTTTTGACAATAGTTTCAGTTCTAGTATCTTTATTAAAAATAACTTCAGATGATCCAAATACATTTACAGATTCATTTTTGACAAATTCATCTGATAATGCATTTATCTGAAACATTTCAGTGTTATTCTTATCTTTGACACGATTGAAAACACCAGTAGTTCTGAAAAAATAAGTTCTGTCTGCTAGACTAGTAAAAACTTCCAACTTAATAACTTCACTTCCTGTGAAGATACCTTGAAGACCTGCTGCATCTTGGAAAATAAATTCTGCTTCCATTGTTGCAAGAGAAATATCTTCAGTAATACTCCAACCCCTACAAAAATCTAATAAATTAAAATCAGTTCCATCACTCGCAAGTCGTTCTCCGTTTCTGAAAACACTGAGTTTCCACTCAGCTTCACCTGGCGTAGTTCTTTGAATCGTCATGAGAATACACTGCCTCCAGTCTTATTTAAGCCAGAATTAATAATGGATGCCATGGCACCACCAATAGATTGAGTAATTTTATTACCACTACCACCAGTTAAAGTACCACCTCTAGCACCTTGACCAGCAGCAAGGTTAGCGATAGCAGATTGTGCTGCTGCAACAGATGCTCTTACCTGAGCATTTGCTGATTCAACTGCTGCCATGGTTTGTTGAACAGTCTGCTGAGCACGATCATTCATCTGTGTTCTTGCATATTGTCTCTGCTGAGTAACTTTTTGAATTTCTGCAGATTCACGTTTTTTAGTTTCTTCCTGTCCTCCGAAATTAATTCCTGTATTAGCACCTTTCTGTCCACCCATTCCTAATAATGCCATAAGAGGATTACCCTCCATAGCGCCTCTTTGAGCGGCACTATCATTCAAACCATGTTCAGGAACACCACCAGATCCACCGCCAGCACCACCGCCACCTTCATTAGCACCGAAAGGATTTTGATAGTAACCAGAACCTCCAGCTTTTCTTTGTGCAGTGAAACTTCCAACATTCATAGCACTTTTATTTGCGCTACCAGAAGACCTGAACATATCACCAATACCACCACCTAATGTTGGCATTGGCATTTGATATGGTTTTGTTGGACCTGGGCTACTTGGAGTTCCTGATCCACCAGTCCCTGTGCCGCCTGTAAATGGATTATTCTTAATTAAATCCATGAATTTAGTACCACCAAATCCACTCAATGCACCACTGAAAATACTACCAGCACCACCACCTTGTGCTTCAACTGCTTTTCTCATTGCCTGATATTGACCATCAGACATCTGTGCTCCTTGAGCAGACTGAGCACCACCAAGACCACCAGTTGTCTTTTCAGCAGCAGTTGCAACAGCTAGATCTGGATAACCATAATTACCAGGTGGTTTTCTCTTCTTACCGTAGAACCAAGAACCCCAATCATCTAGGACAATTGATTGTAACTTATAATTAGATCTACCAGAATAAAGCATCTCAGCAAAAGACTTCATTTTAGATCTCTGCTGTTGCGGATCACCCTGATAATTATTCATATTCATTGCAATACCCTGGGCATGAAGCGGACCACGAACTGCTTCTCTACCAGCGGGTGAATATCCTTTGGTGTTAGGACCATCTTCACTCCAGTTATTTCTTCTGAAGAATCGATGGTTGAATACTGTCATGCCCTGGGTAAGACCCATTCGACCAATTTCTTTAGCCTTCTTAGGTCCAGCACCATCTAATGCAACGCCTTCACCACCAGCAGCAGGAGCAGCGTTTCCTACACCCATGGCACCAGCAGTGCCTTGCATTGCCCCCAGTGACTCTTGCATACTACCTGGGAGCAGTGACAATGGAGATTCTTGCCCTAAAGCAATTGCCAGCATCTGAGGAAGTTTACCACCAAGTAAGTTTTGCTTACCGAACAGATGCAATCCTCTTGCTAATAATTCAGGTAATTTCTCACCAAAAGTCTTACCATCTTGCTTGAATAGTAAATCACCAATATTTACAGCGCCATTTACAAAATCTTGTGCATCTCTACCAAATAATTTCTTACCTTTTAAGAATTCAAATGCAACACCAGCACCACCACGAATTACATCGTACCAGTTTGCAGAACCATCTTCATTACTTCCACCACCACCAAAGATGGTTTGGAACATATTACCAATAGCATTTCCCTTGCCTTGCTGCCCAAATAATCCACCAATTAAAGATCCAAGTGCTCCACCTTGCTTAGAGAAACCTTTGAGGATACCACCAAGACCACCCTTGACTCCACCACCTTGATTATAATCAAAACCAAATAACTTATTACCAGTAACCATTGCGGCATACTGAGTGCCGTTGGCGAGAGGACCCATTCCAGAGGTCTCATCACCACTTCTATATCTTGACTCACCACCCCCAAATAAATTGCCAAAATTAAATGATGGTTTCCAACTCGAACCACCACCAAAGTTGATATCTTTTTCAAATTGTCCAGATACCCCATAGTTATAATCTTGACCCATTATGAATGGATTTGATTCACCAAATCCGCCAAATTTCAGACTAGGAGATGATGACTGCTGTTGCCCACCGCCACCAAAAAGATTACCAATACCACTTGCGATATTGCTGAAGAATCCACCACCGCCTCCTCCGCCGCTGCTCTTGCTACCACCGCTGAAGAAGTTACCAATACCTTTGGCAGCACCACTGATTGCCTTACCAATGCTACCGAAGAACATTCCATCTTTACCTGCTGCCCCAGAGACAGAAGATCCACCAGGAGAATACCCAGATGCTTTAGGCAGACTCTTAGGAAGATCAAATCCTGCCATATGCGCCATCTGCATATTAGCAAACGTTGATCCTGAAGAGTTGAATGGGATAACGTATGAGTTACCTACACTATCCTTAGAGATGTACTCTAGACCGTGACCGATAAAGTCGGGACGATGACCCGACATTGATGCTAGATATCCAGACTCAGGACCATTGATCCATCCACCACTGGACATCTCTTTGAGATTAAATCCACCCTTGAGTGCTTGACCAATTCTCTTAGAAGTTAGTCCAGGATTTTTAATAGTATCTGGTGTTTCAAACGGGATAACAAATGCATCACCACCAGGTTTCTGTGCTACAAACTCTCTACCATGACCAATGAAATCAACACCCCTACCATCTAAGGTTACGGGATATCCTCCCATAGGTCCATCGATATAACCACCTTGAGATCTTCCTCTTCTTCCGAATCTAAGCGCACCTCTAAAAAATTGACCTACTCGATTAGGTTTAGTTTTTGGAACTGGTTTGGTTTTGACTGGTTTTTTACCACCACCAGTCGTTCCAGATGGACCACCCCTACCTGCTGCTGTTTTTAGTTTGTTATGTCTTTTCTGAAGATTATTATTGAAATTAGTGAAGACATTTCTGAATGCAGTAAGAGTCTTTCCTGGTCTCAGCAGGAAATTCATTCCTAAGAATGCTGCACCAATAACACCAAACGCTTTTAAGAATCCTGTTAGTCGTTCCCAAGGTGTTGCATCATCCCTAAGTAAGTCGTACATTCCATCAATGAATGTAACGACAGCAGACTTAACTAACCAAGAGAAAAAGTCTACGACCTTTTTAATACCCTCTAAAATAGAGATAACTTTTTGTTGGTTTTTATCATCCGCCAACCATTCTAAGATTGGTTTTAATACCAGATACTTAAATAATCCACCAAGGAATCCTAATAACCCACCAAAGAAGTCTGGAGCAACTCTACCAAGAACTCCTGAAGAAAACTTAAATGATCCTTTTAGTTTTTGTGTTTCTGTATATCTTGCTTCAAAAGAATCTTTAAGTCTTCTCTTTTCCTCAGCTTTAAGACGCTTTAATTTTAACGCTCTAATACTATCTAAAGTCTTTGAAATACCATTAAGACTTAGACCAATATTATTAATCGCCTGTAATTGTGTTGCAAATACTTTTGATTGCTTCTTCTGCTCACCTCTTGCAGCAGCACTCATACCGCGCCCAAAAGATACGTTGCTTATTCCTGTCGTAGGAATAACTTTATATATGTTTACTGTCTTAGTTTCCATTTATTACTTCTTAGCGGGCGCTGGCTGCTGCTGGGCTGGTGCCTTTTGAGGAATATACTGTGTATTATTTATCGGTACTGGGCGATCGATAGGAACTAACTTCAACAGAATCAGAGGGATAGGAACAAATTCGAGAGCAGTTTGCATTGCATATTCACCAGATATACCCGACTTAGGATCAAAAGCACTCATGTTCTGGTTAAAAATACCAAAGACTCTAGGATCAACACCCAGTTCTGGGGATTGTTGCATTAAAGCAGTCTGTTGAGTCATACCAGCAATGCCAGCTAACGCATCGAAAACACCACCCATACCAAACTGACCTGCTAATGTTCTAGCAATACCAATAGGTCCAGGCATACCTGGGAATTCTTCCAATCCGAATAGATTTGACAGTCCAGGAATATTAGCAACACCTGGGATACTCTTGATAATTGCACCGACTGTTGGATTCTTCTGAATAAACTTACCAACACCACCAAAGAATTTCTGAACACCCTGAGGTAACATACCACCAAGACCACCAATTGCTCCACCAATACCTCCTTTTAGGAATCCATTGACAACACCACCAAGACCTGATCCTAATGTGTCTGTAACTCCTGAGAAGAAGTTACCCATAGTTTCTGGAAAGAAACCAGTTAAAGCACCAACAGTGTTGGTAATTGCACCAATAATATCACCCGATGCAAGAGCTGTAACTGCCTTAATACCAGCAATGACAGGTGCTAATGGTGGGAAAATAACACCAACAGCAGTTGTAAGTAAACTACCAACTGGAGAACTCAGGAAGTTACCAACACCACTTACAACATTACTGACTGCCTTTACAACACCACTAAATGCCTTTTTAATACCTTTGAAAATACCACCAAGGAAGAATGGTTTCAGGTTGTTAGGTACTTTACCGCCTTTGGAAAAACCAAATGCCTTACTGAAATCAAGACTACCTGTCTTAAATGTTCCGATTGGGTTATAACCCGTATCTTTTGAATAATCACCCCAACCAGGAATCTTGTCTTGCCAACCCGTAGAGTTGGTCCACATGTCCACTTTTTGACCATCTGGACCATATGGATTCAGACCTCTATTGTTTCCGAAAAGATCTCTTAAATCAAACCCGTGTGTTCCACCGTAGGTGTTAGGATTAACGGGTCCTTTATTTTGTGATGGATCACCAAATATTTCTTTAGCAACGTCTTCTATAGAATAACGTCTGCCTGTATTATCTGTTAACTCTCCGCTTTGGTCACCGTAATTTAAAGGATTAATGCCGCTCTTTGGACCAGCATATCCATCTTCACCTGGTGAAGGATATCTAGAGGCATCGATCGAATCTCCACCAGCCCCTGGTCCTTTATCACCTAATCCAAGGAGATCTAATACATTAAAATTATCCTGTTGACCTTGCTTAAAACGATCTACTGCGTCTGCTAGTCCGCCTTCTTTTAATCCACCAACAGTGCCTAAATCATAGGCAGAATATTTTTTACCTAATAACCCTTCAGCAATTGCCTGCGCCTGCTCAAACGGTAAAGCGGTGTCTGACTCTGAAGATTGATAGGGGAGAATCGCGTAGCCGCGACCATTCTGTGGCGTAGTTGTTGTACTTTTTGTAGGACTGTCTTCGCTTCCTCCCTCAGGATCTGGTTGCCAAGTTGTTCCATCCCAGATAACAGGTTTACCTTCAAGAATTGCTTTCTGACCTACAGCACGACTAACAGGTGCCTTATATTGCTCAGATTCTGTAACGAAAGATGTCCTAGGTTGCACTGCTGGTGTTGTAGCGCCTGGTGGGGGAGTCAACTTAGCTCCAGTCACCTTAGACATGGCTTCATACATCATTTTCGGAGTGATGTGCGCCTTATTGGATCCTACACCCGCATAATAAGACTCACCCGCCTGCAGTTGCTTTTGTGCCCCTCGCATCGCGTATGGAACTGGGATGGCAGCCCAAACCCTAGCGAGTCGTACCATCGCTTCATCAGGGTTATTTTTCATCATATCAACGGTTACACCCGCCTGACCTCTTCCGATCAGATAATTAGCAATTAATAATTGATTTTCCTTATTATAAAGTGCTTTATCTGGGTCAAGACCAACTGCTACTGCTCTAGCCTTTAGAAATCTTGGCATGTTTTGATACATACCAACTGCTCCAGTTGCGTTTGCGGCAACCTGAGATATGGTCATTTTAGTAGCACCTGGGAGTGTTGTGCCAGGATACATAGATTCCCAACCACCAGATCCTGCTTCATACTTAGCGATTAAATCTAAAACAGGAGCATAAACACCACCACCACTATTAGTGCTTGTGTTTGGTGATACAGTAGGAGTTGAACTAGAACCAGAACCAACACTTTGTGTTTTCTTTATCTTAGTTCCAGCATTGAAGCCTCTCATAACGACTTCTTTTACATCATATCGATTTCGTTTTAATTGAGCATTACCACCACCCAATTTAAAGAAATTAAATGCTTCATCGCTGTTGAAATTTCTCCTTGTTAAAGGACCATACATTTCAACTTTATTCCATCCACCCTGTTGACGTACATAATATTCTTTAGTTCCTCCAAAGAAGAAACCACCTACAGTCTTATATGCTAGTTCAGCATCTTTCCAGTTTCCTGTATTATCCCATGCTCTAATTTTAAATCTTTCTAAGAAAGCATCTCTTGCTGTTTTAAGTGCTGCTGCTCTTTCTTCCTCTTCTCTACGAGCAGCTGCTCTCCTCGCCGCTGCCGCATCCGATCTTTGCTTTGCGCCAGCCCGACCACCAGTGCCAGAAGCACCTTGTCGTGTTTTGAAAAATTCAACAAATGCCTTAAATGCTTTTGCTGCAGTTCCAACAGCATCAACCTTGATAGGAGTTACAGGTTTGTCATGATTAAATGCTTGATCAAATAACTTTTTAGCAGCTGCAGGATCATAAGGTAATGATAATACTGATGGGTCTAAGATCTTAAATCCACCAATTTTAAATCCAAGAATATCAACTTGAGGAATTTCAAACTGAGGCAGTGCCTGCCACATTCTAACGAAACTCGTTTTGATAAAGTTTCCCGCATCCCCTAATGCATTTACAGTCCACTGAAATGCTGGAACAATATTCTTCTGCCAGAGATCTCTGGCATCCATGATAATTTTTCTCTTGACACCCTCAATGCCACCACCTCTGGGATCATTCTTATTGAAGAACATGTAGGCTAAATCGCCTGCATATTGACCCGCTATCATACCAACGGTAGATCCTATAATAGGAATAGGAATAACTGCAGTACCAATAGCACCACCAATTAAGGTTCCGATTGTTTCAAAAGCAACCTTTTCAATGGGATCACCATCTAATAATCCAATTGCAGCGGTAATAAGACCACCGACCCAAGGAACTCTACCTGCCCATGTCTTTACCCCTGCTTTCAGAGCTGCAGCACCTGGTCCACCAAGTAATGCAGTAAGAGGTTTAGCACTTTTACCAAATACTTGAATTGCTGTTCGCTTAGGAATATTAAGCAGTCCTCG